AGGCTCTGGACCAGTGCGGCGTGTTCAGGCTGTTTTCAGTGCAGGGGAGGCCGGATTATGCCCTGGTGGGCCATTCTCCTCTTGTGCCTTGGCGTCGGCGCATTCTGTGCCTTTATCGCATTCTGTGGTACGGTCCTCTATATTGGGAAGGGAATGTGGAGTTAATGCCTAGACGAGCAGCGTGGCTATTGTTCGGAGCGGGCGTGGTATTCGGGTTCCTCGCCGCGCTTCATGAGTCGGGAGTGGGCGGGCTCGCGGACTGGTTCCAGTCGGCAGCCATTGCCTCGATCGCGGCCGGAGCGGCGGCCTGGTCCTTTCCGGGCCAGCCGCCCACTACCTAGAGACTGGAGAGCTGAATGGCGCGTAAGCCATCCCAGGCGAGTGACAGAGGCCGGACGAGGCGCGACGGTATCCCCATTCCCGTGGCATCGCCTGAATGGAAGCCTCAGGCGCGAAGCTGGTTCAATTCACTCGGGCTTTCCGGTCAGTCGGAATTCTATGAGGCAAGCGACTGGGCCACAGCAGTAGCGGCCGCACAGGCTTATGATATGTGGCTCCGGACCCAGAGCCCAGGAATCCTGTCCCAGTTCGTCCGGCTCTCGGAGCGGCTAGGTGCGACGCTCATGGACCGGAGGCGTGGCGGAATGGACCTGGATGACCCGGAGCATTCGGACGCGGACGAGGAAGCCGCAGACAAGACGGTAAAGGACTGGCAGCTACGCCTAGTCAAATAGGAAGGGAAAGAGAATGGCCGCAAAGGGATATACCGCAATCGCGACCGGCGCAATAGCTGGTCCAGTCGACGCGGGCTCAGGCAAGACGTTCCGGCAGTTCACGCTCCGGATGCAGTCTGCCGCGCCGGACGCGGTAGTGGCGCTAGAGACGAGCCCGGACAATACGACCTGGACGGAGCAGGCCCGCGTAACCGGCGGCCAGTTTGGCGCCTGGTGCTATGCTGCCTCGAATCACGCTCGCCGTTCCGCTCGTGCCAACGTCATCAACCTAGGCACCGGTGCGCCCGGAGTCGCGGCCGTCATCTCGTATTACTAGGGGCAATTATGCCTGTTACGCACCAGCCCAAGGGAAGCGCTAAGGGAGGCCAGTTCGCACCGGCCGCTGGCGGCGGTGGCGCTAAGGCCGGAGCCCGGCCGACCCCATCGAACCAGAACCCAGTCGGAATGGGCGAGCGCGGCCAGCGGGTAAAGGACCTTCAGGCCCGGCTCAACGCGATGGGCGCCCACCTCGCGGTTGACGGCCAGTTCGGCCCGGCTACGCTCGCGGCTGTCCGTGCGCTCCAGAAGAAATACGGCCTCAAGACGGACGGCCTTGTGGGACCGAAGACAACGGCCGCTCTCCGGGACCAGTCGCAGGGACGGCTCAAGCAGAAGAACCTCAAGAAGATAAACCAGAAGAGGAAGTCCCAGCCACAGAGGACCAAGCCGACCGGAGTTAAGCCGTCCGGAGCGAAGCCTGCGCCGACCGCGAAGGCTTCTGGGGCTAAGGCGACTACGGCCAAGCCCACGTCCGCCAATAATCCATACGCGGGAGGAATCTCCGGCCGTGGCTAGGCATGACGTTAGCCGGGAGCTACGCGACCCGCATTCCGGGAAGTGGTCCAGGGGCGGTGCGATTCTGGGCCGGATGGCACACGAGGTCGCCGGTAAGCACGAGGCGACCCACGCCAAGGTCAGCGCTATCCCGGCCGGAGGCGGAAAGAATATTGGCGGCCACTGGGTAGAGCGCAAAGGCGATCAGTACCACGTCAAGCTCAAGACCTCTACGCGCGGGAAACGGGACTCCAAGGTTTACGACAATCCGGAGGACGCGGCGAGAGCCGTCCATACCGGCTCGCATGCGTCTCCGGGCTCTGAGACGGCCGCTCGCGGCGTAGCGGGCTCCGGCCGGGCTCCGGCCGCTCCGGAAGCTCCTAGGCCGTCTCCGGGCTCTACGGCGAGGAATGAGAAGGGTGCTACTCCTGGGGAATTCGAGCCGGGAGCGATTACCCAGCGGCATCCTATGGTCGGTAAGACCGTCCGCTATAATGACCGTGGCGATTACAAGATGGGTACGGTTACCCACGTTGTCCCCAAGAACGAGGCCACAGGCCGGGCCGTCGATACCTATATCATCAAGGGAGAGGACGGCCGGGCCGTCCAGAAGGCTGAAGGCACCGTCCACATTAAGGAAGCTCCGGCCGGAGGCGAGCGGCCATACCAGCATACGTCAGAGGCAGACCTCCGGGCGATGGTCGGCCGTGGCGGGAATCTCCCGGCCGCTCAGGAGCTAACGCGGAGGATTGTGGCGGCTGAGAAAGCCCGGACGGAGCGGGAGAATGTAGGCCGTGGGGGAGTTACCCGGAATACGGCCGCAGGCGTAGGAGTAGGCAAGCCAAATCTCGCCGGAGGAGCCGCACCGCCAAAGACGTCCGGGGCAGACCTAGCTCATGAACGATTCATTATGGATAAGCTGTCTGACGGTCAATGGCACGATCCTGTGACGGAATCCAAGGACCGGACGCGAGCTAATGCCACATTGAGCCGGCTGGAGGGTAGCGGGAAGGTTGAATCCAGGATCAGCCCTACGTCCCAGACAAAACAATGGCGGCTGAAGACCGGAGGGACGACCCGGTACAATGGAGTGCCTATTACCTCTATGTCAGACGCTCAGCTCCGGAATGCCGCTAAGAAGCCCGGAAGCCCGCAGGCGATAAAGGACGAGATATCAAGAAGGTTCCGGCAGGCGAAGCTCAAAGAGATAGGGCACGTGCGTGGTTAAACACGACGTTAGCCACGAGCTACGGGACTCACACGGAAAGTGGACCCGTGGCGGCGCAGCGCTCCGTCGAATGGTAAATGAGGCCGTCGATTCCCAGTCACAGGAATCGGTCCTCGCGAAAATCCATTCACTTCAGGAAGGCCAGGGCCGGAACATTAACGGCCACTGGGTAGACCGTCCGGCCTCCGAAGGCCATAAGTACCGGGTCAAGCTCAAGACCTCCGACCGGGGCAAGCGGGACGCAAAGGTCTACGGGAGCCCGGAGGAGGCTGCTAAGGCCGTTCACGCGGGTACCCACGGCCCTACCGTCGAGACGGCTCCGGGCTCGCCTCCTAACGCTCCTCCGCGCCGTGAGCCTCCGGCCGGGAAGGCTCCGTTCACCGGCCGGTGGAATGCCGCGAACGAGGACGTTAAGGGAAGCCCGGAGCATACGTTCAACCGGCTCCTGGATAATGGCGTCAACTCGATGCCGGCCAAGCGGATGGTCGCCCAGGCTTATCAGAATGGGACCTCCGAAGTTGAAGAGGGATTGTTCGTCCAGTATGATAAGGCCACCGACAAGTACAGCGTTCACGTATACGCGCCGAAGCGTAAGCCTGAAGAGGAGACGTTCCGGAAGTCCGTCACTACCGGAGGAGTACACCACCCGAAGTCGCTTGAGGTAAAGGTCCAGGCGAGCGCAGAAGACAAGAAGCGGATGCGGCAGCAGGTCCTTAAGGCGACCACTAAGCAGGCAGAGGTAACTCCGGACCTTGTGAGCCGGACGGCGATTACGGTTACTAAGGCTCCACACGGGCGCAGGGGGACCTTGACGCTCGCGTCTCACACGGGGCAGGGGAATACGCTCCACGTCAAGCCGGAAGTCCTTATTGGGAACAATGCCGATAACGTCCTCAAGTACCAGGTTGATAACGGATGGTGGGTGCCGACCGATAATAGCCACGACCTCTCGATGAATGTCAATACCCACGAATTCGGGCACGGTACTCACGGTGAGCTAAACCGCCTCGGCATCCTGAAGGCTAATAGGGCGAATGGGACGATTCACGATGAGGAGGAAATTCAATTCTGGCGCGAGCTTGCCGAGACAATGGGGGCACGGCCTCCGAAGCCTGGGTTTAAGGATAGCTCCGGACGGCCCGGATTCAATATCGCTCACTGGCACTCAGAGAACAAGAGCGTCATCGAGCAAAAGGTATCCCGGTATTCCGGGTCCAATATGAATGAGATGATCGCGGAGCTATGGACCGAATACCGGCTCAGTTCACATCCGCGTCCTCCGGCTAAGTATTTTGGGGATTATGTTACCCGGTACCTGAAACTCCACGAACAGCTAATTGCCTAGGAGGGAATTATGACTAGCCGACTCGCGCCCGGAAGCCCGCCACTCACCAAGGAAGGCTCGCCGGAGTCCGGCCCGATAGCCGACTCTGAATGGGATGAGCTTGACAATCCCGGCGAGGAGGAGCAGGCCAAGGCGAACCTCGGCAAGATAGCGAAGGCGAAGAGGAGTACAAAGAAGTGACCCTACCGGCTCCGCGCGACCGGCTGGTAACTCTCCCAGAGGGAGTGCCAGAGGTCACGCTGGGCTGGGAGGGAATTCACTGGGCCTCAAAATACCTTAGGCAGCCGGACGGCCCGAACGCGGGAAAGCGCTGGGAGTTTATCGAATCCCAGGTGCGCTTCATTCTTTGGTGGTATGCGCTTAACGAGGACGGCCGCTGGCTTTATTATCACGGGGTGCGGCGATGGGCTAAGGGAGCGGGTAAGTCGCCGTTTGCGGCCGTCCTCTCGATGATTGAGCTACTCGCGCCGGTCCGGCTCGCGCGGTTCGATCCGACCGTGATTGGCGGCTGTGTGGGCCGGAAGGTTGGGATGCCCTTGGTCCAGATTGGCGCCACGAGCCATGACCAGGCCAATATAAATACCATGCGAATGGTCCGGGCTCTACTTCCCAAAAACTCGAGAATTTTGCGGGATTACGACGTTGAGGCTGGGAAGACTATTTTCCATGTACCTGGCGGCGGCCAGCTAATGGTAATTACCTCCTCGCCTACTACGGAGGAAGGCGCACTCACGACGTTCGCTATCCTCGACCAGACGGAGAGCTTCTTTCCAACTAATGGTGGAGTAGACCTCGCTGAGGTTATGAACCGGAACGTTGGTAAGTCCGGCTCGCGGATTATCGAGACGAGTAATGCCTGGGAGCCCGGAGCGGAGTCCGTCGCGGAGAATACGTTTGACGCCTGGGTCGCGCAGGAAGAGGGACGGCTAAAGGGCAAGGGCAAAATCCTCTATGACGCGCGGGTAGCTCCTCCGGACGTTGACTTTGATGACGTCGGCTCTATCCGGAAGGCCGTTGAGTTTGCCTATGGAGACGCCCATTGGGTCGATACCGACAATATCGTTGAGGACCGTATTCTGTCTCCGCTAACTCCTCTCGACGTATCCAAGCGCTTTTACCTGAACTGGCCGGAGAGCCCGGAGGATGCCTGGACGACCCAGCAACTCTGGCAGCGACTCGCGGAGCCCGAATTCTATATCGAGGACGGCGACGACATAGCTCTCGGATTCGACGGCTCGCGAGTCGAGGACGCCACAGCGCTCATCGGATGCCACATTCCGACTGGCTGGACGTTTAGCCTTGGAATATGGGAGCCCAGGGGCACGCGCTTTATCCCGGTGGATGAAGTCCTCGCGGCAGTCGAGCAGGTCAAGAAGCGGTTCCACGTCTGCGCTTTCTTTGCGGACGTAAAGGAATGGGAAGAGACGACCAAGATACTCTGGCGGGATTTGTTTACGACCGACTATGAGCTTGACGTCTGGGCCGTTCCCGGAGGACGCGACCCGCAGCCGATTGCCTGGGATATGCGTAGCCACGTGGGCGAATTCACCCAGGCGTGCGAAATGGTCCTATCCGAGATAGAGGCGGAATTCCCAACTTTCAGCCACGACGGCGACGGAGCCCTGGGGCGGCACGTAACGAATGCGCGCCGGAGGCCAAACCGATGGGGAGTCTCGATAGGCAAGG